CATTAATGAATGGATAGAAGTGCTGTGGAATAGAGATGTTGAACTCTGGCAGGTTCAGGTACTCGTAAAGATTTTCTTTAATCTCTTCATCATTACGTGGGTTATCCTCAAAGGTTGCTGCACCAACTAGCTTTAGTGCTGCCAGTGCTCGTGAGTTAACTCCATTACCCTTGCCAAAAGTAAACTCTTCTAGCTCCTTGTATGACTTGAACGGACGTGCTGCAATGTACTTGTTAGCGATGTTATCACTAATAAACTTAATAGCACTTAGTCCAAAGCGGATACCCTTGCCCTCAATCTTGAAGTCAACGTCTGAGTCGTTGATGTGTGGCAGACGAACAGGAATACCCATACGCTTTGCCTCAATCAAATACTCTGTACGTGCGTCCTTGTCACTCTCGTTCTTTAGCAGAGAGTACATGAACTCTAGTGGGTAGTTATACTTCAACCATGCGGTCCAGTATGATAGTGTAGAGTATGCTACAGCGTGAGACTTGTTAAATGAGTACCCTGCGTGGGCCTCAAAGTCATGCCATAGTTCTTCTGCAACTTCTGGGCGTACGTGCTGTGACGCACCCTTTACGAACTTATCCTTAAACTGGTCAAACTCCTTGGCATCTTTCTTCTTACCAATGATCTTACGAACCTTGTCCGCCTCAACCATTGTCATGCCACCAAGCTCCGTACAGGCAAGCATAACCTGTTCCTGATACAATACACAACCATAGGTGTCAATGGTGAATGACTTCATTAGCTGGTGGTGGTAAGAGATGTTTTGCTTACCGTGCTTACGAGCAATGTAGTCCTTACCAATGGTGTTCATGGCACCTGGACGAACAAGAGCGTTAGATGCAGCAAGTTCTGCAAAGTTCTTTACGCCCATCTTGATTAGAAGATTTGTATATGGTGTCGCTTCACACTGGAACACACCCTTCGTGTATCCATCTGATAGCATACGGTAGATGTTTGCATCCTCCATATTAATCTTGTGTAGGTCAATATCTTCCCCTGTGCGATCTTTAATGATAGCCAAAGTGTCCTGAATAACAGACAAGGTCTTTAGACCAAGAGCATCAATCTTAATTAGACCAATTTTCTCTGCTTCTGCCATGTCTACTGCTACTACTGGAATACGTTCCTTGGTTCCTGGTGCCGTGCGAGTTTCTAGTGGAGCAAACTTAAAGATTGGCTCCTTAGATGTTACAACACCAGCAGCGTGAATACCAGTACCACGGATACGGCCACGAAGCTTTTCTCCATACACCTCAACCTCTGGGTACTTCTCACGGAACTCCTGAGTCTGCTTTGAGTTACAGTAGTCATCCCAGTCATCAACAAGCTTCAATACCTTGTTAACGTCAGCAAGTGGAATATTTAGCACACGAGCAATGTCACGAACCATACCCTTGCCCTTGAACTCAAGGAATGTTGCGATAGACGCTACGTGACGGTACTGGCGAACCAGATAGTCCTTTACTTCTTCACGACGTGAGTCCTGGATGTCTGTATCAATATCTGGGAAGTCTGCACGTTCTGGGTTAATAAAACGGAAGAACAGCAGACCATGAACGATAGGATCAATGTCTGTAATCTCTAGAGCATAGCAAAGCAATGAACCAGCAGCAGAACCACGTCCTGGGCCTACCATGATGCCTTCCTTTTTAGCCCATGCAATCATAGAGCGTACGACTAGGAAGTAAGGTCCAAACTTCTTGTCCTTGATGATGCGAAGCTCTTCATCTAGACGGTCTAGGTATTCTTGGTTGTCTGCAAGCCCCCTAGCCTTTAGACCAGCAATAGCCAAATCATATAGCTCTCCGTCTGGATCCTGATACTGAACAGGAAGTAGGTCCTGGTAATCCTGAATGTTGTAGTCTTCAATCTTATCTACGATATCTAGGGTAGCCTGGTACATATCTTCACGATCAATACCTTGTGCCTTCATGGCATTGTGCATCTCTTCGTCAGATAGTAGGTGGATGTCAAACTTATTGAATGACATTTGACGGTCTGCACCGTACAGGTAATCTAGTCGCTCCATAAGAGTATCGTACTTAGTTGACTCTTGGTAGCTAACATCCTTCTCAGTCTTGTTAGAGTATGAGTTTAGGATTAGCTTAAGTTCCTGAATTTCTTTCTGGGAGGTGTCTGCGTGGTGGCAGTCTGGAGTCACTACTGGAGTTACCCCAAATTCATCTGCCAGATCCAGCAGGAGCTTGTTTACTTCTGCAGGGTTGTGTGGCATTACCTCAATGTAATAATCGTCTCCAAAGGTCTTCTTGGCCCACTGGATGTGCTCCTTTGCAACAGCAAGGTTCTCTGCTTCAATTGCTTTGGCAAGGAATCCTGATAGACAGCCAGAGGTAATGATTAGTCCCTCTTTATACTGCTCTAGAATCTGCCAGTCCATACGAGGCTTCTTGTAGAAACCCTCTGTCCATGCAAGTTCATTAAGCTTGTTAAGGTTCTCTAGACCCTTTGCATTCTTAGCAAGGATAATAAGGTGGTTGTAGTTAAGGTCAAGAAGGTCATTCTTTTCCTTCTTGTCTTCGTGATTAAAACGATCCTTGGTGATGTACCCCTCAATACCAAGGATAGGCTTGATGCCTGCAGCCTTAGCAGTACGATACATTTCACGGTGGCCAGATAGCGAACCGTGGTCAGTGATTGCGATAGCTGGCATTCCCAGCTCTACGGCACGGTCCACATATTCCTGTGGTGTGGCAATTCCGTCAAATAGCGAGTAGTGTGTGTGTACGTGAAGTCCAGCGTAACTCATTAATTTCCTTTTAGTAGGTTTATGTTGTTATAACAGTATGTCATATTCATTAGTATTTGTCAAGCAGAAATGGGGAGCAGTTGTTAAGCTGCCCCCCACGAATCTATTTAGATTACCAATCTGTGTTGCTTGATGTAATTGACGGAGCGTCAAATCCAAAGTAGAAGTTTTCCTGCTCTGCGTAGGCAACTTCACGAACAACCTTTTCAAGGTTGAATGTTTCAATGCCATCCCACTTGAAAGGCTCTGAGTCTGGCTTGGTTGGTAGCAAGGTGTAGCTGGTTTCAGTTCCCTGACCATTACGCTTGATTTTCCACTCAAGGTTTGAGATAGATCCAGTCTCTAGTGCATATTCACGAATAGTGTTAAACGCAGACTGCTTTGAGATGCCCTGCGACCAAACAGCCACGTAGGGGTCCTCTGTACCGTCGTCAATGACCACGTTGCAGTAGAAGCGTAGACGTGAACGCCAGCCTGACTTAGGCTCCTTACGAGCCATCTCACAGCCGTAGCAACGGCCTTCTGAGTCAACTGTACATGCTGCCTTACGCTTGTAATCCTTTGGATTAGTGTGTTCTGAAATAACTACAGATAGGCCACGTGCCTCTGAGTAGCTTGCTGAATCCTGGTCCAGCTCTTCCACGAAACGAATCTTTGCTGACTGTCCGTCTGCTAGCTTTACCCAGCGGACCTTCTGTCCTGTGTTTTCATACTTTGGCTTATCCATTAGTGCACTGATATCTTTTAGCCCTTTAATTACGCTCATTTTTCTCCTTGTTTTGTAATTGGTTTATTATTGTAGCATACTGGAAATGGCTTTGTCAAATGATTCGTCAAGGTTCTTGATCGCTTCGTCTGACATGTCACCAATGTCCTTATACTGTTTATCTAGTTTTACTACGCTAACACGAGAGCCAAGACGTTCTACAATCTTGTCTTTCATATTACCGCCTGCTTCATCATTGTCTGCAATAACGATAATGTTATTGAAGTATTTTTGTAGTAGGTCTGTTTGTGCTGTGGATACGTTAGCCCCTAATGTTGCTACCGCTGGGAATCCAGATTGGTCAAGGCGTATGGCATCAAATGATGATTCAACCACGTACACCTTGCTTGAAGTCTTTACACGATGGATATTGAATAGGGTCTTGCTCTTTGGCAACCCTGGAGTATTCTTAAACTCTTTGCCCTCAATTGAGCGACCAACAAATCCAATCTCCATACCATCTGGTGAGTGAACTGGAATGGTCACCATGTCCTGTTTCTCAGAGAACCCTAGTGCAAACTTCTTGACTGAGTCTTCTGATATAAGTCTGCCAGCATAGTATCTCATTGCACGTGGTGACTCTAGTGCTTGCTGGTTTAAACGTTTGATTAGAACTTGGTCATACTGGGTAAACTCTGGCTTGGTGTAAAGCTTTTGCTCAATGTCTCTAGATAGATCAGTCTCAGTCTCTTTTGACTTAATAAAACGAACTGCCTCAAAGTAGGATCTTGCTGAGGTGTGCATTACAAACTCTGTTAGGTCTGCAATCTTCTGGCAGGAAAAGCAAAAGAATGTGCCATTACGCTTATCAATTTCTCCAGCAGGAGAACGATAGTTATTGTGGTATGGGCAGAAGATAATGTAGTCAGAGTCAACCTCAGATGCTACATCTATACCTGCTCCTGCGAGAACTCTTTTGATCTGTTCTGCTGAGTAGGTATTACCGTAACTCCGTCTATTCCCTGTATGCACTCTGCTTGTTTCTTTCCTGTATATATTCCGTATAGTGATAACTCAAAATTAAATGTTTGTGCTGTTTCATTATAGCTTATTGTAAAGTCTGTGTCAATATCTATTCTTGGTACATAGCCTGATAGCCTCATTTCTGAAACTAGCAGCCTAACATACTCGTCTTTGAGTCTGCCAATTAGGGAATCATTGTGGATAACCCCATCAAGGCTAAAGCGTTTAATTGCTCTATGGTGATAGCTTGCCATAAACCAATTATACTACTTATCTTCAAAGTCCTTGTACTTGTACCAGCCCTTATCAAAGTCTGCCTGAACAATAAATTCCCCCATAAAGCCATTACGGTTTTTACGGAATACGCATTCAATGATGTCAGAGTTGGTTGCACGACCAAGTGCTAGGACCCAGTCAGCATCGTATGCGATCTGGCGTGACCAAGCAGTCTGTCCTAGAGTAGGAACAGTATCAAGCTTGTTAACGTCATCTGGCGTTGCTGATGAGATTGCAATGATAGGCATCTCTTCTCCAATAGCCATAAGCTTTAGCTCACGAGAAAGGTTCTTCATGCGAACTGTTTCGTTGTCTGACTTTTGGTTAGGACTCATTAGCTGTAGATAGTCAACGATAATTAGGTCAGGCTTGTACTGATCAATCTTTCCTCTAATAACGCTTGGCGTTACTTCTCCACCGCCATCATTTGAGATGATATGGAACTCTGGCTTGCCAACAAGTTCCTTTGAGTGCCAACGGCGAAGGTCGTCAGTCTCTACTGCACCTGCTGATAGCTTACGGTGTGACCATAGACCCTCACCCATGATAGTAAATACACGGTTACGAACTTCTGTCTCGCTCATTTCAAGTGAGATGATTAGTGGTGACTTACCCTGTTTCCATGCCTGTACCGCAAAGTATAGTGCCATCCATGACTTACCAATACCTGGATAGGCTAGGAATACTCCCAGCTGTCCTGGTGTAATTCCAGCAGGCAGATAGTTGTCAAATCCAGCTAGTCCAGTCTTGATACCAATTGATCCAATTTCATTCTGTCGCTTAACATTTTCGTAGTATGCAACTGCATCCTCAATGTCTGTAGCATCAATGTCACGAATGACTGAGGTGTTTTTCTTTAGGGCAGATGTCTTTGTAATGATATCTTCTAGTGCCTTTACACCCTGACCTGCCTGAACCTCTCCTGCTGTGGTACGCAGAATGTCCTTGAGGCTATCGTTAAGGTATTCTACCTGTAGCTCTTCTAGGTGGTACTTGGTTGCCCCCACGCCATCCACTGGCTGGAAGTCACGGAACTTATCTACTAGGAGGGTGGTTGGTGGAACTGTTCCGTTCATCTCAGAGTAGTTACGAATAAATTGCCAGATATCATTGTGGGTACGCAAAATACCGTCCACATTGGCTTGCAATAGAACGTGTACTTGTTTGTCCTGTAGGACTGCTGATATTAGTTTGGCTTCTGTATTACTCATTTAACCACGCCTGAGCTAACTTACGTCGCTCAGCTCTCTCCTCAATGTCTCGTTTATAGTCTGATCTTGCTTCAATAATCTTGTCAGCATAGTTTGCAAAATACTTCCATGCTGGCTTTTCTGCTGTCTCAAAGTAATAGTCTAGCAGATCGTAGCAGAAAGGTAAAGTATAGGATTCAATGAGTGCGTCAGCTGCCCATTGCTCTACGTTCAAATTTAATAATGGCTTTTCCTCATACTTAGCTGTATGTAACTTGCTATAGCGAGAGAGCAAAGCCATGCGGTCTTTGCGTTCTACAGCCATTAGTCTTCTTGGTTCTCTTTGATCTTGTCGTGGAGTTTTGCCTCAACAAACGAATAGATGCGGTCAAAAGCTTCGCTTGTTGTTTCGCCATCTCGCTTGGAGTCCTGGATACCAATATCAATACGCAATGATTGAAAATTACCTAGGTTTAATGTGTAGCCTAGTGCTACGTTTACTTTTGTCTCGTCCATACCCATACCTCTTAATTAAATTGATTCTGACCAAACTGGGATAAATCTGCCATCTTCAGTTCTTGTATATGTAAGTATACCATCGCCCATACGCCTTGTCAACTCCTGTTTTGTAGGAGTTATGTCATTTGTAATCAGCTTGTCTGCCCTTGGCCTGCCAATGTGGTAGGAAGCTAGTATATCACGGATTGACCTAACTTGCGACTCTGAGTAGTAACTTCTTACCTGCCAGCCAGTAGCACCACCCTTTTGGGCACCAGTTGGAAATGGTATAACCCCACGGTTCATCAGGTTTGGCATGTACTTTTTGTGACGATTAACCAGATCAGCTGCTTGGCCAACCGTGTAGGCTCTTTCACGATTCTTCTTAAAATCACTGATAAGACAGCTTTCAATCTGATCCTTAATGATATTGTAGACTGACATGATGCCGTTAGATCTATTTAGATGGTGGACCCTAACAAGGTCTCCGTTTAAAAACCAAACCTTTTTATTACCAACGATGGTAGGAGCATTGTTATACTCTTCTCTGGTCCTATAAGCCATGAGAAAACCTTAGTTTGGAATACCAATAACAATAAGATTAACACCAACAGTTACATCTCCAGAAGCATTGAACTTAACGATTCCATCAACACGTGATGTAGTTACGCTCTTCAAGATTACTGTGATGTCCTTACCTGCAGTAGTACCGCCAACGTTTACTGGAGTGGCTGTTGCTACAGGAGAATACTTGTACTCTGCTGGATATGTGTAAGAGAATGGCTGCTCTGATCCAGCAAGAACTGTTGAGTTGTTGTAGACTTCAACGTAGGCTGCATTCATCTTTACACCAGAAGATAGAACGCTCTGCTTACCACCAGATGGGGTATCTACAGTTACGTACTTATTGGTTGATGGAGCTACCTGATTAGATAGCGTGTTTACAGCATCAGCGATCTGATAGATGTATGTAAGGTCAATAGGTTGACCACGTTCTGGTAGTGGAATTTGTGCCATAGTTATATTATTATATCATGCGAGCTAGACTAAAGCAAATACTGCTGAATCAGCGATAGCCACGGATGATAACACCTTTCTTGGATAAGTCATTGTTTGTACTAATACTCTTGCTGATACCTTGCCATCTGGAATTGGAATAATTGCTGAGTTACCTGCGACAGTAGCAAAGTACTCTAGGGTTCCAGTGCTTCCAGGAGACGTTCCCCAGGCTACATATATGTCATAGTTATTAATTGCAGAGCTTGGATTCTTGATAAACTGGGCCTGGGCGGCTGCACTAACATTCCACTGTGCGGTTAAGACACCAGCAGTTTTAGTAAGTACGATGTTTCTATCTTCAGTGGCAGACAGATCAATTGGTGCAGGCGATAGTAGGTACTGTGGAGACCAGTGGCTCCAGCGGTTACGGTCTTCTGAGATAATCCTAAATCTAACAACATACTGATTTTCATCAGCATTAATTGGTGGTAGGCTGTCTTTGGAAACTGTAACCTTTCTTACCTTAGTATCTGCCACTACATCACGTCCATAGCAAATCTAAACTCCAGTAGGCTGGAAGTGTTTGTTTCTTTTACGATTGGGTTTCCAGATGCAGTTTTTGCTACTGTGTATCCAACCAATCCATATAGTGGATTGATTGTTGCTGTGTTTTCTATTCTCATTGAGTCTAGTGATACATAGTATTTGCTTGAATACCCTGCAGCTTTTGAACCAGCTGTGACTGCTGTCTTAGCTAGATCGCTTGTAGTTAGTGGGAAGCTTAAGGTTAGTCCGTCAGCACTTACCGCAGAAATCTTGCGTACTCCATCAAACGGTGTTCCAACCCCTGAAATGGTTACTCTTCCGCCCACACCAAAGTCGTGCTCAGCTGCAAGCGTCATAGTTGCAATGTTGTTAGTAACCTGCTTGTGTGTTATATCTACGATTGGTGCTGGAATAGATACAAATATCTTGATTGCAGCAACGTTTCTCCAGCTAAACTCTTGTGATCTTTCTAGATCTTCTATCTTTGAAGATAGCACAAAATATCTATTTGAATTAAAGTTGTTTGGGGTTGTCTTGAGGTGACCCCTCATTCTAGCATACTGCTGGTTAACGCCAGTGATATCGTCTGATGAAACAAAGTCAACAATGATTTTTACATCAGATGGGTTTGAGGTGTCAGTGTCTTTATTGATAATTGACATAGCCAATCTAATCTCGTCTTGTCCAGAGTTTTTGTCTAGGCTAAGAGAGATTCCATTTAAGTGAATGTGAGTTCCATCTAGTGGCAATGGCTCTATGGCTTGGTCAGATCCTATAATTGATGCAGCATCTCCTCTAACCAAGACCATATTGTTTAGAAAGCGTGAGCGTTCATTTCTATTTATTCTAACGCTATTATCAAAGATTGAGTTATCTGCATTTGCCTGGAATACTAGGTCAGGTACGTTGATTGAATTTAGCGACGCTCCGTCTGGCAATGTGCCATCTGCTAGCTTGTCTAGTGGTTGAGAGTACTGAGTTAGTGTTGACGATCCTGTTGCTTGGTGGTATTCCCAGTTTTCTCCAGTAGAGAATGAGTACAGACCCCTGCTATCTGCTGGTCCTGCGGATGGGTTTGATCCTGCTGAGTATACACCAATCTCAGTGATTTCGTATCGCTCTTCAGTTGGTAGCTGTGCAGTAAGTACAATGCTTGACACAACCTTTGTTGCAACTCCACCGCTGGTCCATGTTCCTGTAGCTGAGCTAGCGACTGTAAACGAGCTTGCGGTAGCTGATGCAACAATTGCACTCTTGATATTAAATCCAGCAACATTTGTTCCTGTGATATCTACGGAGTCTCCTGGATTAAATCTATTGCTAGCATTATAAGTAATGATAGTTCCGTTACCTACAGCATTTGTAATCGTTGCCTGCTCAGTGTCTGTTACGTATCCTCTAGATACGATTGGTGAGCGAAACATCTCAAAGTCTAGGTTGGTTTTTCCTGAGTAGTCCCCAAAGGTTCCACCGTCAGCGTCAATTGCTGATGGGCCACAGCCAAAGGCTATGTATGATGCGTATGCAGGGGCCTGGCCAATGAGGTATTTAGCTAGGATATTCTTACCAGTATTAGTCAACATTATTAATTACTTCCTTCAGTATATATTGTATCATTTAGAACGTCTCCACGGCTAAGAATTTCAACCTCAACAAACTCATCATCTAGCAGATTAAAGACATTTACGATCAAATCTTTGGTTACTGGGTCAATATATACCACTTCGCCAAGAGGTCCAGTCCCAATGTCTGGAATTTTACGCTCTAGCTTAATTGGAAAGTTGTCAAAATAGGTTTTGCTAGTGCCTGAAACTGGAACCAACGTGTCTGGTCCATACTTTACGCCCAAGCTTGCTAAGTTTTTGATTGGGTTGTAGGCAACCTTTTGACCATTAACTGTGTCATTCCTAGCAATATTAATCAACTCTTTAGATGAGATGTCCTCAAATGTGAGAACATACTGTGCTTCTTCTGAGACAATGCCGTTATCTATAATCAGCTGTTGGCCTGCTGCCTTGATTCCGTTCAGGGCTGATTGGGCTGAAGTCTGAGAGAATGATACTGCTGGAGTTGCGTCAACCATTATTTAACCTCGCTTAGATAGATAGTCATAGTTGGACCAGAGCTATCTCTTTCATGTTGAATATTGTACACGATAAATCTTGATGAATCTGAAGCAATGATATCAACACCGTCTGTATCCTTGTATGATATGTTTACGATATCTCCAAGCTGTATCATTGGGTTTGAGAAAACCTTTACTCCAACCGCAAGTCTTGGCTTCATGATCTTAGAAATCATCCAGCCCATTAGGTTTTCAGCATCGTCTGCTGTCTGAAGATATGGAGATGCTAGGCTAAAGTCGTTCTTGCCATATGTAAGTCTGCTTGTTTTGATCTCATAATAGTCTGCTGCTTCTTTTTCTGGTGATACCACAATTTCTCCACCAGTTGTTTGTGGCTTTGAGAAGTCGCTTCTCTTTGAGAAATAGTCATCAACTGTGTACTCGTTTGGTGACTCATTGGTAAATGTCACACCAGCAATGTTTAGTTCGTTGCCGTCGTCTCCAAGAACAATTCTGTTGTCTGTGTGGTTGAAGATTAGAAACTCTGCTTTGTATGCCCCAGCCATAAATCCAGAAACTGTATAGCCCTTTAGTCGTGATGTTGATGGGATAAGCTTAGCGTATAGTGCAGGGAATGCCTTGTCATATCTAGCATTAATGTATGCAGCTTCACGCATAATGGTTCCAAACTCGTCAAAGTATAGGTCGTAGGCTGGTGGCTGAGCTGGGCTAACTCCAGCAAGGTATGACGACTGAACGATACCGCTCATTGCATACTTTCTAAATGAATCTTCTACAGACACATCGTTCTTTGCAAACACTGACGCTGCTGGAAGATTGACTGACGTTGCTGAATTCTGAGAGTAGTTAGCTGTAATGGCATAGATATTCTCAAACATTGCACGTGATGCACCACGAATAAAAGGTGCGATATTGTTTACAATTGGCAATGGATCTTCATCATCAATAATTTGAACAAGACTGTTGTTTAGGTAAAGGTAGAATCTACGAGTATTCCCCACTGTTTCATACTCAACGCCTAGGTCATATACTGTTGGTGCATCCTCTGTAGCAACTCTTGCCTGCCCTGTTAGTGTTCCTGTATCTGTGAGGATTCCAGCACTTGTACCCCAAAGCTTTACTGGCACAGCCTTTCCACCAGAAGGCAAAATCTTATAAAAAATTACATCGTGAACTTCTTCAGTCGCATACTCAGAAACATTGTTTGCAGTTAGTGCAGCTATCTCAAAGTAGTATCCTGTGTTGTTGCTTGGGTCAACCATTACGGCTAGACCAGCTGATGCACCACCAATTGTGGCTGATTTTTCTGGAGACACTTCTGAACTCTGGTAGTACGAGAAAACGCCAACTGGTGTTTGAAGTCTATTCTCATCATTCTCAATCTTACCAATGATACGCAACCTTGTACCAAAGTGCTTATACGCATTTGTATCTAGTGGCTTGTATACATATGACACATAGTCTAGTGGTGTTTCTGTGCTTAGGAATGTACCGCCAGAGAATACCAAGGCTGAAGACTGAACAGTAGCTGACTGATCAGTTAGCTTTCTGTTTGACTCATTTTCTGGAACAAATGATGATCCTTGGAAATTTTTGATAAACCCAGTTCTACTACTTCTAGTAGCAACTTGGTTTGCTGCACCTGCTACTCCATTATCATATCTTACAATGTATGCCATTGCATCTGAGTCATCAACAGCTGTTAATGCGATATCATCTTGGTCTGGAACAATTAGGTCAAACGAGAATGATTTTTCTTCTACCTCTGTAATAATAAAGGTACCATTGAATAGCTCGTCAACACCCACAATAGTGACAGAGTCGTCAACGATAAAGCTGTGTGCGTAGCTTGTTGTTATCCTTGCGACATCTCCAGTTAAACTCTTACCGTTAATAATTGCAGTTGCTGACATAAAAGGCTTTTGGGTAAACAGGTGGCTTGACTGCATCTTTACACCACGAATATTATTATTTTCTGACCAATAAGAGTTTAGCCCTGCATTGTGATATACAGGTACGGTGTTGCCATTAGCATCTTTAATACCTGTTCCAAACTGGCATCTTCCATGCTTAGCTACTGGACCATTCTTTAGTCTTGTAATTCCGCTTACGACTTCGTAGTTTGGCTCTGAATAAATTCGCACCAAGCCTGTTGCGTACATTTTACCATTGAAAGGAATCTTAGAAAAATACTTCTCGTATTCTCTTGTATTAGTAATCCAGACAGTTGATCCATCTTCAGAGTCGTCGCTTACTGTTAGCCCAGGTATGCTGTACTGAACAGCATCGTACCTAATAATTTCACCGTTTGCATATAGGTATCCACTATATCTATCTAGGAAGTGAATTGCTTCTCCAAAGTTAATAATGTTTCCGTAAACCTTGTTGTTCAATACGTATGGGGTTTCGTCTGATAAATCAGCATTTAGTGGGATTGCTGTTAATGTATACCCACCATTTGATGACTGATTGTTCTGAGATATTCTACCCTGCTCTGGTGGTGCCACGCTCCAAAGCTGAGCAGCCTTGTATACCCAATACTGGTCAGACTCTTTATCTGTAAAGTTGACTGGCAGCTGCTCCTTTTGAATATATCTAGATGTATATGTGATTGTGCCACCATTATAGACTGAGTTTTCTTGTGAACTTATCTCTATAATGTTTGAAAGCTCAGGCTGCGTTGGTAGGTTCTTTACTACACCAGACTTTGCTGAGTCAGATGATCCACGCAACGTTATGTCCGTTGCTCTCTCAGATTCTGATGGCATCATGTAGGCTTTGCTCATTACAACAAAGTTATTGTATTCATCAAAGAACATCGCTGACTGAGTTGCGACAGCAAGATCTTGCAGAATTTCAGCAATAGACCTATCTGGTGCAACGAAGAAGTTTTCGATTACTGGGTCAGACTCTCCAGGTAGTCTCTTAAAGACATAATTAGAAAATCCAATATAGTCTAGCATGGTTGCTATAGCATAACTTAGAGATACGTTTGGTACAAAAAGCTGGGGTGCTGACATAAACTCAAAGTAGAAGAACATGTCTCTAAGAGACAGCGACACCTCTCTGGAGTTGCTATCAACTGATGGAAACCCCTCTGAATACATTGTCTTGATTGGCACATAATAATCATATCCGTCAACCTCAGCGATTACCTCATATAGCTTTATCTGTATATTTTGGGTAAGATAGTTAGCGATTACGCTTTGAGTGTTATTTTTTGAAAATGCTAAATCATAGTCAAAGATTTTTAATGATCCAGTTCCTGCCAAAAGCTGGCCTACTGGCATACCGCTAAGTCCAAGGTCAGATGCAGGCTTGGTTACTGAATATCCAGATACTTTGTCTGTTAGATTAACTGCCAGTCTTGGAGACATTTCAATTAGGTCAAGAATTGCATCGCCCTTGACCATAGTCTCTGCGACGACTCTTAGTCCAGAAACATACTGAAGCTCACGGTACTGAATCTGTGATGTTTTTGGATTCAAGAATTTAGCTGGTGAGACTAGGTCGTTAACCAGCCCTATCTCATCTGAGACATTAGGGCTTGCCAATGACCATCCATATTCTGGCAGGAATGTTTCATACTCTTCACCTGTCCATATGTGGTACGTTCCAGGAGATGTTTCAGAAGCACCAACTAGGTAAGAGTGTCCAATAAAGTTATCTGCTGGCAAAGAGTACTCTGAGATCAGGTCACGTACGTGCTTAAAGGTTGACTTATACTTGTCTGGAACGATTAGTCCATACTTAATTTCAACATATCCGTCGCTTGGAATTACCCTTGAGCCATCTTCTCTAATGGTGTTCTCGTCAAACGACATTGCAGTAATCCAGTTATTGTTTTCCAAATACTGAATTTGCCATCTTTCTGGTACAGACATGTTTGAGTATCCAAAGAATGGATCTTCGAATGCCCCACTACTTGTTTGAAATGGACCCAAGTCAATGCTTCCAACTCCAGTTTGGATCTTTACGACAATCTTGTTGGCTGGTACTGGATTCTTATAGACTACAAAAGGAGCAGCGTCGTCAATATAGTAGTGATTGTTGATGTAGTTTGCTGCAATACCACGCTCATTAGACTCATCTGTTCTATAAGATGTCCAGTATTTAAACTGATCATCCTTGTGGGCCATGTAAAATCTTGGTCTCTGGAACATGTCTACGTTAGGGTGGTGTAGGTATTGACCAGAAGACTCTAGGTATCTAACCTTATTAATTCCAGATCTTGGTCTAAATCTTCCTAGGCAATCTTCTAGAGAGTATAGTAGATTTTCCTTGTCCTTCTTTGATTTAAACAGGGCTGGCACGTCAGCATTTGAGTCAGTGTATCCTCCATCAATGATGATGTCTGATTCTGTTGCACCAGTGTAAAAGCTTCCAGCGTCTAGAATATCAAATCCGTTTTGCAGTGACGCATAAACCGATTGCTGAGGTGTTGGAAGTGTTAGTTTTTCATATGGACGATAGCGGTAGTTGCCAATTTTTAAAAAATTGCTTGGAATGTTCATGTTCCATTCAGATACAACTAGCGACCTGTTTTCAACAGTTGATGATGTTTCTAGGTGTGCCTTAAGCTCTTCACTAGACCACATGCTAAACCTCTTCTAGTGTTACTTGTACATTCCAAAGGTCATGATTGTTTGCTCCACGCTTTACAACTGAGTACGAGAAGTCTGCAATGTACATTTCTACTACTTGGTTATACTTTGCTAATTGTTTAAATGCTCTTGGGCTACTTCCGTATGCGTTGTACTTATCGTATGCTAGATATACCCAGAATGATCCTGTGTGCTTTTCATACCAATTCAAGATGTCTACCCCACCAGCACCGCCATCTGTAGTGAACTGTTGATCAGCACCGCTAGCCAAATCAATTGTTGGCTTGCCAGTTTCTTGGCTAAAGGTAGCAAAGCTTGAGTATGATCTTGATGGTAGCATGTCCCAAGATACAGAAATGTTGATTTTGTCCGCAATGTGATAAGAACGCATGCGTCCATTAATCATACGCTCACGCTTTTCAATACGTGTAGTTGAAAAGTCTAGAGGACCACGGTTGTCATCTGACAAGATAATGAACTGGTCAAAGAGGCGGTTGTCTGTAGTACCTGTTTCATCTGAATCTACCTCGTAGCCATCTGGCACATAGAACTGCTCTTCAGTCTCAAGACCTTCGTCAAGGATCTGAACACTGCCTGGGTTTGCTGCCCACAACATAGCCTGTGGTCTTGAGTATTTTTTACGACCAAGTATATAGTTTGGACTAGCCATTGAATCTGTTTCCTCTAATTCGCTGCGAGTCTACTCGCTTAATCTGTGTCATAACCTGCCTTGCGATTTGTTCAGCATTGGCATCAGTTTGAACGTTTACATTTACACTATAATTATACACTGATTCGCCTTCATATGAGCCACTATTTATAGCTTTTAGGCCATCTGTTCCAAAGTTTCTTACGGCTGAGCGGTTAACTACAAACTCTCCTGGTGTTAGTAGCGATGGGATGTTGTCTGAGCCCATGTTAAACTTGCTACCAACCATACCACCAGTGTTGAACTTTTGCCATGGTGTGAGCTTGCCATCAAATCCGACCTCAACCTTGTTTACAGCACCAGTGGTTTTACGTGGCTTTCCTCCATTTGTTGGGTCAGCGTTGATTGCATTTCCGTAGCGAATAACTGCGTTGTTTCCGCTTAGCGACATCCCCTGGACGTAGAATCCTGCTGGAATCTTTGCATACTTTCCTAGTGGAACTGATAGAGAGTTCGTAGGATTAGCTAGAGACATTCCAGGCATAATGCCAATAGGAGTATATGGGTTGTCAGCGGCACCGAGTGCACCTACTGCTGCTGTAGCCCAATCGTTAGTCTTAGAGTTGTATACCCACTTCTTACCTGCACCAGCAGAAGCTGTTGGTGTTGATCCACCCTTGTATGTCTCTAGATCCCACTTGTCAGCACTGCTATTCCATACCCAAACTTTACCAGCTTGGTATAGGGTAGGCTTAGGAACATCTTCTACAACCCAAGCATTGTTCTTCTTTACCCATCTCTTGCCGTATCCAGCATCAGTTGTTGGCTTTGCAGCAGCAGTGTTGTTACCGTTACCAGAACCGTTTGTATTGCCACCTGTGCTACCGCCTGATGGAACTGGGTCATTTTGAAGTTTACCAGTAACGTCTGGCACGTCAACGGTGTTGAAGTTATTCCAGGCATTCTTGATAGCCTCTACTAGCCCCTTGGCTGTAGTTAGCTTTCCAATGTAGTTATTTGCTGCTACTTCTGCACTATCTGCTGCAAGCTTTGCATCGTCCCAGGCCTGCTTGTTTAGTGCGATAGCCTCTAGCTCTAGCTTCTTGCGGTCCTCAATCTTCTGCAAGTCTTCTTGCTTTGTCTTTAGGTTTGACTGTGCAGTTGCCAGTTCTCCAGTTTGAATTCCATAAATCTGGTCTTCAATAATTCTTATTGAATCAAGTAGTGGCTTACGCTTTTCTTCAATTGCGTAGATCTGATCTTGTAGTCCTAGGACTGCCTTTGACTTGATCTCTTTCTTTTCTTCAAGAGAGTAGATGTCCTGGCCAATCTGGAATTGACGAGCTTCAATCTGCTCTCTAGTCATTCCATTAGCAGACCTTAGTTTGCCAATTGCATTTTCACGTGCTGCCTGGAGTGCTTCTGCCTGTCTTGCCTTTGCAGCTTCTGCTTCTCTAGCACGTGACTCTTGGATGGCTCTTGCGACTTCTGCTGCATTACCAGAAGCAATTGCAGATGCAACATTGAGTCTGCTCTTGTCTTGTTCAAGAATTTCTTTGTTTGCAGCTGCAGATGCCTCAAGACTCTTTTGCTGGTCATCGTACTTCTTGTTAATTGACTCTGCTTGCTTGTCAATAATTGCAAGGTCGTTTGATAGGTCTGAAGACTCTTCTTGTAGGTCAGCGATTGGCCTGTTGTACTGCATTTCAATCTCACGCTCAATGGCTGAGATAGAATCGTTTAGTGCTTCAATAGGTCTGTCAATTGATAGCTCAATCTCACGTTGCTTTGCCTCTACCTTAGTCTGAAGCCCATCAATCTTGTCTTGTGCTGCTGTTACTGCCTTTTCAGCTGCCTCAACTGCCTTAGTTGCTGCTGAAATTTCACCTGCATATTTCTTGTCTACTTCACGTTCCTGTACGTCAAATTGCTTCATTGCATTGTCGTATAGTGTATCAAATTGGTTTCGTAGTCCTTCTGGTGTTGCATTGTCAAACTCTACCTTGATCTTGACACCAGATTTTAGTGCATTTAGATAGTTATAGATATCTCTTGAGTTAATCTTTCCATCTTTAAGATCGTCAATGAACTTCTGTGCAATAACTGGATTGCTAAAGATATCGCTAATTTGCTCTGCTGAAAGACCAATCTTGGATAGCAGAGGAACAATCTTTGTAAAGCTTTGTGTTAGAGTATTGTCTACCTTGGTTTGGGTTAATAGGTCCTTTAGCTCTCTTGATGCCGCTGCCTTGTTGGCATCCTTGATTAGCTGAACTAGCTTTTTCCAGGCACCTGTTCCAACCTTTGTGCTTGCTAGAGCTGCTGCCAAGATTGGATCCTTAGCTGACTTAAAGGCTGCTGCAGCACTGAATCCAGCAGAAACCAGTTTGCTGTATGCTCTGGTTGTATTGGATGCTTCTGACTGCTGCTCCTTAAGGCTTTCAACTGCCTTCTCGTAGTCGCTCTTTTCTCCACCGCCACCACCGCCAGAGTACTTTGATACCTTTGCATCAAGCTTGCCAATAAGTTCCATCTTCTTTAGCAATCCATCAACCTGGGTAGTTACTCCTGCGGCCTGGTCCTCTGCTGCTGTTGTCAAGGCTTATCACTTGAA